TGCGGTATATCCTGGTACAACACGATACCGAGCCGAACACCGAAGCGCCGCAAACCATTGTATATATCACCTGTCCCGTATCACTATTTGTACAAATAGCTATCTCTTTGCTGTTTGAAGCCGTCCACTCGCAAGACCCGCTCACAATAACGGTTTTACCGGCAGGGACGCTTACCGAACAGCCCGTATAAACCCATGCGTCAGCAGTAGAAGTTACGCTTTTTCTTACAGTCCCGCATTCCATATCGCCGACCATAGCCAAAGTGCCGTTTTTATGAGGAATTGTAACATATACGTCTCCCTCATAGTTATACTTTTGCAAAGGTTGCAAATACGTACCGTCTCCGGCATACATCAGCTTAATAGGCGTTTGATCAAATACTTTAAGCGCAGTTATCGACTGAACCGTGTTTAACGTTACAACTCCTGCAGTAGAAATATCGCCGGTTTCTCCCTTTTCGCCTTGTGGCCCTCTTACGCTTCCGTATTTCGTCACACTATAAGATGAGGCAGCTATAGCGGTTATTCTGCACATATCTCCGTTTGCATTAATTATCGTGTCTCCAACTAACGGATCGATATTTCCGCTTTGAACGGACGATTTCAAAATACTTGTATAACTAGTAGACGTAGAACCGAAAACTCCGCCGCCCTGTACTCTTCCTAAATTGATTGTAGACATATACACTCCTTTATTCAAAAGTTGCAATCAGTTCTCCACTTGTATTTATCGATAAACTTGGAGTTTTGCCGTCCGAGCCGGCCGGCCCCGTATCACCTGTTGCACCCTTGTCGCCGGTTTCGCCTTTATCTCCGCGCGGAATTATAAAATTTAATACTGCTTCCGTCGCCGTGCCGCCGTTTGTAACCTGAGCAGTACTGCCTGCCGCCCCCGTATTTACCGTCCCGATAGTAATGCTTGCCGCCATACCGTCAGCGCCGTTTTCGCCCTTAATACCACGCGGAGCAATAAAAGTAACGGGCGCGGACGAATTATCGGTTTTTTGAATGGTCAAAGTGTACGATGTGCCGTCAGATACGTTTGTTCCCCCGTCAATAGTCACAGCGGAAATACCCACACCCTGCTCGCCCTTAGCTCCCTGCTCGCCTTTAGCGCCCGTCTCGCCTTTTATACCCTGTGAACCCGACATATCGGTAATGAAACCATAAGCCGCAGCGCCCTTAACATAGAGTTTTGCATTATCCGGATCGTTAACATTGCCGTTTTCAATAATGACAAAAGCACCCTCGGGCAATCCGTCAGTTGCAAATCCCGCATTCATTGCGCTAATCGAATTATAAGTTTTAGCAATACTGAAACCTTGTCCCTCAACGCCTTTTATGTTACCCTTCAAAACCCAAGTAAGCGTCTCGGAAACCGGCGCATATTGATATATATTGCCGTTTTCAATATTCAAATACAAATCAAGCTTCAACGGTATATAACCGGCCGATGAAAGCGCGGCCGCTATGGCCGAGTTATCATCGGCTGTACCCGTGTACCACATTGAACCTTTTACACGCCCCAAATTAACAGTTGTTGTCGCCATAATATTCTCCTTTTTAATAATTGATTTTAATCGACATGATTCCAAATTCGTCTATAAGATAATTTACGTTATTATCGGAAGCATCTGCTTTTACTAACAGCAAATCTCCTTGAGATAAAGCAAAACTGTATATATCGTCGCCTTTTTCTCCTTTTTCGCCCGTATCGCCTTTATAGCCGCGCTCACCGCGTAAATTTTCAAAAACAAAGTTTCCGTTGGGCCCGATACTAACTTTGGACGGATTTTCAACAGTAGCTTCATTGCCGGCATTTGCATAATCCGGCGCCAGCAATAATTTCTTAACCTCAGCATAAGTAATTCCGTACTCTCTTGCTACTTCTGTCAAATCTTCGTTTATTTCAGCTACTATGCGATTAATTTCTTTTACAATATTGGTTTTCCCCGATAGCGCGTCATCATTTTCCGATACGCCGGTTACATATTCCACCATTGCGCGTTTAACGTCAGCGGCAGTCTTTCCGGCTACAGAAGGATTGTCCGGTAATCCCAGCACGGAACTGTTGCGAAGTTTTCCTCTGGCTTCCTCACTGATTTTATTTACGCTCATTATCTTACGCCCCTCAACGGCTTGATTACCTTATACTCAAACATAACATTGTTAACTGCGCAATCGCTCTTTGTGTTCGATAAAAATGCAAATCTTACATAATTTGCATTCCTCAGTCTTACGCGTTTAACATTGTTTTGAGCAAATCTGTTTACCGTAAACGCTATGTTGCCAAAATTCAAGTCCCCAAATTCCGCAGCGTTTTCGCCGCTTCCTATATCTTCCAGCTTAAAAACGCCTCTTGTCGGCGCATCTACCGTATAGGCTCCGGTGCCTTTATCGGTTCCGACCGATGCCGCATAACTAAATTGAACTTCACTTTCGTAATTCGGCTCTAAACCGATGCCGATACCCGTTAAAGTTTTGAGTAAATAATTTGCGCCTAAATCAATATACGGACTTTCCCAAAATGCCTTTACTGCTCGAAATTGACTTAATATTGCTGCTTGCGAAGTAACGGGTTTGTTAAAAGTAATTGTGCTGTTTTCCGTATCGACGCTTATTACCGTAGCCGTATCCAATAAATCCCCCGGTTCAAATTTATCCAACGCACTTCTACTGACGGCGCTTACATAACCTCCTGTTCCATCCGCAACGCTCACTCCGACCGTATTAGCAGAAATAGAAACTTTTACAACGTCTGCAAAAATATTGTCGTTTCTCAATTTACATAACTTATTTTCCGCAGAAATATAACATAAAGAATTTTCAAATACAAAAAAAGCCTTCGCGCATATATCCCAGACAAACCATTCGTAATTGAACGTGTCGTCCATATCTTTATCCTCGGTATATCGATATCTGGCATCGGCAACATAAGTTTTGCTCCCGTCAGAAATGTATAATTTATTCTTATGGGAAAAACAACATGCTTCACTTAAATCCGCATTCATCAATTCAGGATTTATAGTGCCGCTTCGCTCCCGCATAAACCTGACATCTGAAGAAATATTTTGTTGCGTAACTATGCCAAACAAGCCCTCATCAGCTAAAAATACATAATCGTCGCTAAAGTTAAGCATACATCTGTCATTAACAGCGCCGTAACCGGTTGCTCCGGCTTTAGAAATAAAGCTTTCTGTCTCTATCACGTTTTCATCGTTCACCTTTTTGTTAACTAAAATAGGCGTTATATAATAAATACTTTTATCGCCGCTGTCGCTTATACTCTTACTGACGCCCAGCGTTCCGTCCGCTATTTTACACAAAGCCGTAACGGGACTTTCCGGGCTGCCGCACTTAATCACATTGCTTTCGGGGAAATAAGTATAATCATTTACCGCCGAATAAAACACATAATTTTCTTTTGCAAGAAACAATCTGTTTTCATTAGCCGCCGATCCGAAAATACAGTTAATATAAGCCTCTTTCAGTTTCCCGGCAAGCTCCATAGTCGCAGCGGTCACGCGCGCATATCCGTAAACGACGGCATTATCCTGAAATACACCGTCGTCGTCTCTCATATACGGCGAACGCAAGTAAGGCAAGGCAGCTGTGTTCATAAAAAGATAATATAAATTTTTATTAGGATTTCTGGCTATGATAGCGTCATAATCAGTATCGGGGATTATATCCGACCAATTAGCGTCATGAAACTTAAGCATCTGACCGCCATAATAATTAGCTCTATTGAAAGTTGCAGCATCGCTTATATAAACTTGCTTCGGTATAAGATCAACATTATTGGTAAGCACTTTTCGTGACACGCAGCTAACAGTTTTTCCATTGTCATTCACAATTTCTAGCGTTACGGTAAAGTGATCGCTTACCAGCTCTTCTCTAAAAGAGCTAATAAAGAAATCGCTTGTAAGTTCTATGCCGATTAGCTCTGCGGGTTCAAAAGGCGCGGAACCTATTTCATTGTAAAGTCCGTAATTTTTACTGTAATCGGTTGACGAGTTGTAATGTAATTTTTCCATGACCGGAGATACATATTCAACAATTTCTCCTATTCCAGGTATTCCAGGATTATAAATAATTTCTCTTACGTCCAATAAATTTATATCGTCCAGTCTTTCCCGCTTATTTTCCTCTCCAGGGCCTCCATTGATAGAAACAACCGGAGCATAAGCGCTTACGATTTCCGATAAGGAAATATCGTCGCTTTGCCTGTAAATGGTAAAAAGTCTGCCGTAATCAGACAAAAAATAAATTTCATTTTCTTTTTTTACAAATCTTCCGGTTAATCCTCCGCGTTTCAGCGAAGTCGTCTCCAATAGAGTTTCCGTTTCTCCGTCTTTGAAATAATATACCCGTATAGTATCAGGAACCGCAAAAGTAGCTATGAATAATCCGTCGAACGCCGAAATAACGTCAACTATATTTTCCGTTTCATAAGGCGGACAAAAAAACTCCTCCCAACCGTTTCGTTTATGCAAAACTCCGTCAGTCAAAACTAAGTTTTTTATTTGCGCAGCGCGATACGGTTTAATGTTAACAGGCGAAGAAGAGTAATCAACGCCCTTAAATCCATCTATAAACTTGTTTTTTCGTTCCGTTTGAACGAATGAAGGTACATTTATTCGCATTATTTACTCCAATTAAAGTTATACAAATAAAACAGGCTGCACATATTCCTGCCGTCCGTTATCTTCACAAATAGCAAATAAATACTGCTCAAAATAACTCATTGCTGCCGACGCCGCGCCGGGTTCCTCATCCGCATAAAGTTCGCCTTTAATAAAATACGGTAAAATATGTCCGATTTCATCCGCAATATCAAGCTCGGCGCTATTCGGCGTATCATACGTTATATACGGAGCTTTCTTATAGTATGTAAGTCTATAACTGAGTTTTGGGTTTATAAAGCGTCTGAGTTTTATTTTGTTTGACTCAACAATAAAATTTATCGGCCGTTCTCCGCCGTTTTCATCTCGAATAAAAACTCTGTCGGCGCGACCGTAATCGGACAGTAACGACAAATCATACTCGCCCGACTCGTTAAGAGCCGTATTATTGAATAAAACATCTTTTTTACCCAGCTTGCCTTCGTTATACAAGCGCGTCATAGCACGGTTCAAGCTGCCGTTCATTGCGTAGAGATAGCTTCTGGCCGTATCGTCATTATAAAACGTATCAATATTAGTATTGTCGGCGCCCATATACCCGATAATACTCATTAAGTTTAACGCTTCGGCTTTGATATCTCCCAATTTCATAATTTACATTCTCCTTTGCCTTTCCGCCGAGTTGCACGGCACATACTCTCAAAGGCATAAACGGGAAACGGAAAACCGTTTCCACGCTCGACCGTTAAACTGCAGCTATAGCAGACGTTACTTTTATGATTGCGTCATTATCCAAGACGGTTGCCGTAAAAAGATTTTTCCAACCTACTGATGCGCGTTGATTAAGCGGATCGTCAGTTCCGGACGAACCGAAATCTTTGGTTATAATATCCGGCTTTCCGGCGCCGCTTTCCATATCCACAACACCATAACTATCGGCGCCGTAAATTATCGCGTCAGACGTATCGATTTTTGCGCTGGCTGCGCCGTGAGCGCCCGAGTCGGTCTTTAAAATTGTTTTGGCGTTGGTAGATTCCATAAATCTCACACCGTGAAGTTCTCCGACTTCCCCCTTAAGCAGTTTTTTTATTGAGCCGTATTTTGCGGCGTCGATCCACCCGGTTTCTCCCATAAGACTATAGGCTTGTGCGGGCGTTATTATCGCATGATAGTAGCCGTCCTCAAACCTGCGCGCATTTTTATTTTTAAGCTTAAGGACAACTTTCATAATATCTGCTTCTTTAAGAGTATCTGCAGCAGTGATAGTACCGGTTGCCTTATCGCCGGCAAAAACGACGTTTGTGGTCTTATACATAGCGTCCAATATTACGCTGTCTATAAGCAGCGCCGCCTGTTCTCCGCAAAGCAAAGAGCCCTCCGTAAGCGCCTTATCGATTCCCGTTTTAGCCAAAAGATCGGATATTACGACATAATCTCCATACTGCTTTGCTTCGGCCGTTATAGCGGTTACCGCCAGATTTTTTCCGTTAGGCGTAGTGCCTTCGGTAAGCGCCGACGTAGGAATAGCGAGCGAACTGAATTTACGGAAATTTACGGTCGTTCCGCTGTTCTTGGGTAAAATCGATTTCTGCGCGTCGTTATACGCGTGCAATGTGGGAAGCAAACGCTTCAAAAGAGCGCGCTCATAAAAAACTCTGTTTTCGGCTGTTAACGTGCCGATTGTATTTACTGTCTGTGCCATAATTTTAACTCCTTATTTAATTTAAATTTTTTCCTCGCCTCTTAATACCGCTTTTAGTTTACGTTCAAAATCCGCGTCGGACATTTCACCGTAACTAATCGAAGCGGTTTCCGAAGAAGACAGCGAGCCGGGCGAGGCCTTTGATTTCGCCATCTCCATTTGTAATTTTCTTTCCGCTTGTCTCTCAAATTCAGCGTTTAACGATATAAAGTCGCTATATATTTCACTCATAGACGAAACGCCGATTCTCCCACGTGCAAACAGCTGAAAACTAGCGTCCCGTGCAAGTTTAGCAATATCTACGTCGGGATATTCTTTAAGGAATTTTATTCTATCGTCCTCAAACCACTTTTTCTTATTCTCCGCAGATATTTCCGCTGTCCTTAGTTTACTTTGCTGCTTGCGTTTCTCTTTAGCGTACCGATGATAATCACTGATAGGATCGCCGCCGGTTTTATCTATATCGCGCATCAAAATATACTCGTCAATATCGGCATCATCCTCAATGGTTTCACCTGTATAAGGGTTAACGCCGCCAACCGCATCCGTTAGCCCTTTTCTATACGCTTTTTCCTCAGCCGCCTTTCTTTCCCGCTCCAGGGCAATTTTTTTGTCGCGTTCCCGCCTCATGCGCGCCTGTTCAGAATCTTTACCAAATTCTTTTTTGTTTGTCTCGGAATTTACTTCTCCGGACTGCCCGGAATCTTTCTGAACTTGCTCGGCGTCACCAGAACCATTGTTTACAGCGTCTGCCGTATATTCGGCAAACTCCGCATCGCTAACATTTTCCGATGCGTCTACCTGCTTTTCTTCGTCGGGTTCAGCGTTTCCGACCTGCACCGATTCATTCTCCGTGCTTGTTTGCGCTGTCAATTTTTCCTCTTCCATTACACCTCCGTACCTGTACTTGCATTTTTACCCTCTTGCATGGGAATTTTCGCATTTTTACCCTGTTGCGTTGGGATATATTGTGTCGCTTTACCAGCGATAACACCTCGGTCTGCATTACGGCGATTTAATACTTCCGCCATAAGCTTAGCATCGCGCGTTACTTCTTTTCCCTTTTTATCCATGACCTTAAGCGCACTGTTTTGCGCTAATATTTTCGTTGCCGATTCTATCTTTATGGCATCGAGTTGCTTTTGCATTTCGTCAAACCTTGAAATAAGCAAGACTGCTTTTTGTACAGTTGACTGCTGCTCCCGCATATATTCAATAAGCTGCTGTATCTGTTTCTTAGTTTTTTCAAGCTCTATATTTTGCTGCTGAAATTGTGACTTTAACATTGCAGTTTCGCTCTGCTGCTTTTCCGCAATTTTTTGTTTAAGAGTAGATTTGAAGGGCATAGCCGTATCCGGATAAAGTTCGATATAAGTCGAAAAATCTATAAGTCCGGCAGACATAAGTCTTTCAAGAATATTAGCGCTTATTGCTTCGCTCCATTTACTTCCGGCTCCAGCCTCTACCTTTACCGAAAATTCAAAGTTCTGTATCTCCGCGCCATTAAAAATATCCTCATGCCACTCATCTTCTTCAAGATAACTATACGGTTTATTTTCATAGTACAGCTTATAAAACTGTTCGACTATCTTTCCTCCTCTTTCACACGTCCGCCAAAATGTTTCTTTAAGGTCGTCTATTGGTTTAAGCGCTTGCGCCTGAAGCTGCGCTATAGCTTCGCCTGATTGATTGGCTCCCATTACCTCGCCGGCAACCGTTTCGCTTGCTCCTGTTACAATTCTCGTCGTCTGAGCTAAGGTATCGGCTATTTTAAGCGCCGTATCCGATATAGGTTGTCCCTGCATCTGTTTTATGCCGTTACCAGCCACATTGCCAGGACTGTAATCAATCAAAACCTGTCCCGGAATGTTTGTTATTACCTGCCCGCGCAATGCCCCTTCAGACACGATATACTTTCCCCAAGCAGTATTTTGCGCCGCCAACGCATGCATACTTGACATCAAATTTATTATTTTCTGATTGGGAATTATACCCTCCACCTCGGAGAGTCCGTAAATACATTTTTCGCGTTTCTCATACCTATATGCTAATACCGGATAAAGCCTCGCTTTATATTCAAAAACCATAGCTTTTTCTGATTTGTCCGGACTGCTACTCTCCGCCTCGTCCAATCTATAGCTGTCATTTTCCAAACTCTCGATTGAAGGAGTCAACGCTCGCGGTTTATGCAGCATAATTGATTTAGTCGCGCGTTCATAATAAACTTCGCCGCCCTTGCGAAAATATCTTGTATAAACAGTTACCAAATCGCCGTCCGCCTGTTCCTTTTCGTCATAATCGTTATTATCACGATTATCCGGAATAATATCGTCTTTATTTACAGATTTGTCCGCCATAGACTTTACGGCATCAACGTCAATACGAGAGACAATGATGATCCATTTCTGCTTTTGCTCATCAGTTTCTGTAGGATTGGAAAAATATATATTCAGCGGATCTATAATTTCAGCGCGAACGCCACCCTTATATTCTCCGATTTCACCCACAGCGTCCGCGTCCCAGTAATAATGCAAAAAACCGCTTCCTTTAACTATTCCGCTTTCAACAAGATCCTCACGCAATCTTTGCATATCCATTTCCGCTTCCATTGCATCATTAAATCGAGTCAGTTTATTAGCATATTCAGAGTTTTTTGAGCATGTAAAAGCCAGCTTTACGTTGCTTGATAAAATCCCGGCTTTTTTATTCCTTACTATAAGCCTTACATAATTAGTCACCGGTCGCGGGATAGCAAGCGTATTTTCCGTTTTTTCCGCCCACTGCTTCCCTTCATAAAAACGTACATTTTCAGAAACAGTTTCAACAATTCGCATGCTTTGCTGATATGCCCGGCCGCTACTGTAATCTTTATAAAGTTTCGTTACTTTTTCGTCCATTATTTGCCCCTATTTTCACCATATAACAGCTCTAACAATAGTTCTTCTCCACTCGGCTTTTGTAGTTCATTGCCCTTATCGGTATTCAACTCCTTAATTGTTTTTTCCAGCGCGGCAACACGTGCGTTTAATTTCAATAAATCATCGCTTATCTTCTTTTTATTTTTCATTTTTACTCCTAAAATTTCATAAAATCAAAACCATGATTTTGTTTTTCTCCGTCCAATTCCCACGGTAGCTTATGCTCCTCTAACAATATTTTTTTAACAGCAGGATATGTCCAATAAATAGCAAAATATCTAAGCGAATCCGGAGCATGCGTTATTTCGTGAGGTTCATGAGCTGTGTCTGTAGGCCGCTTATCATCGTACTGCAATGCCGGTAAATCTGAAATCAACTTTGTGCAATTACGGAAAATTTTAAGACGAGGCTGACCGTCATTCCTGATCTTTAATAATTCTTTAATTGCAAGCCAACCGGCCTCTCTGTCATTATTGCTTTTCTCTAATCTTAAACCGGCTTCATCAAACAATACCGCCTTGCTTTTACCGGTTTCCTGACTGCGGTTCCATAGATCAGGCGGCGCAAGCGTACACCATACTTCTTCTTCGGTTCGCTCTAATATTTTTTCCGCCGCCGTAGAAATAGGTAAATCGCTTTGACAAAATTCACGGAATACATAAACGCTGTTACCGCTGTCACAAGCGATCCAGTAGCAAGCCAGCATATCCAAACCGTAATCCAAAGTTCGATAAATTCTCCAATTCTGTGGAATTGGAAACGGATCGCAAGTGTGCACTTCATACTTAAACTCTCCGAAATACTGTCCTTCAAATATGTCCCAATCTCCATAGAGAAACGCTTTTTTCTGCGCATCAGGTAAATTTTCCAAACGTCTGACATACGCCGGATCGTTTTTCATCAGTATTTCATTGTCATATACTTGGGCAGGAATAAAAGCAATAATATTGCCGGTTACGCAATCACGATATTGTTTTGCACCGTGCCCCGTAGCCTCTATATATCTTTTTTTCACCCAAGTATGACCTTTCCCTCCGGGATTACATGTTCCTCTGAACAACGGTTTAAACCCTTTAGGCGAGCGTAAACACGACAACAGCACCTGTACCGCTTTTTCACTATGCTTTGTTAACTCATCTATTCCTATAAAATCTATACTTCTCCCTTGATAGCCGTCCGCATCTTCATCGTTTGATATATATCTAAATAAAACCCTGGAGCCATTTCTAAGACTTGCAATATGTTTGCTTTCACTGTACTCATATAATTCCTTAGGTACTTTCTGTTTCCATTCCTGAACAAGATTCGCTTCTAAGTCATCATAAGTTTCACGAAATAAATATGCGGTAGCGCCCTTATTTTCAAGACAATACGCTAAGCATTCCATTACAAGAGCACAACTTTTACCGCCGCCTTTACTTCCGCCGTATACTACTTCATCCGCCGCGCATGAATGAAATATTTTTTGTTTCTTATTGGGCGTGTACGCTATCCTGATTTGCAATTTTATTACCGTCCTTTTTCGTCCGCACTTTCTTCGGACGCGGAATATCGAATATTACCTCTATGTTCCCATCTAATTGCACCTTATCAGTCGGTTTTTCTCCTATTAAATCTCGTAAGCTGTTTATTGCAGATATATCGCCCGCAGAAGCTTTCAGAAATAACGCTGCGGCTACAGCTTCAAAACCATTCTCCTGCTCTCCTGTATCAGGATTATTCCTCACAACTTCTAATATCGCAAGAGCAGCCTCTTTCAATGATTTTTTACGTCTTCTCGATTCTGCCGACGCTTTACCACCTTTTCTGCCCTGTTCTCGGGCTTCGCTCGGGCTTAATTGTTTTAAATTCTGTTGATTAGCCAAATTTTTCACTCCTTTACCTTATATTGAAAAAACGCGATCTATTTAATATGATCACGTTTCTTCACCAGGAGATAAGACATGCTACAATTTTTACAATATCATTATAACACATGAAAAAGTAATAAAAGTAACAACTTATATTTTATTAGCTATTTTCTCTAAAGCCTTGCGTTTTAAATATTTAATATGTCCTTCACTGTAATGCAATTCTCGCGCAAGCCGTTTATGAGATTTATCCCGCATATAATATCCTACAATAATATCATGTTCTGTCTCCGTCAATAAATGTACCGCTTCATTTAGCTTATCTTCTTCATACATAATTTCGTCCAATAGCTTTTCTAAACGTAGTTGTTGCTTTTCCATAAGCAATAATATACGTTCTTCAATACTATTTAACTTACCTCCATCAACTTGCTCCATTCCATCTAAACCAGACTTCAACGATAATGCCTCGATATTATTCTTGCACTCGTTTATATCTGCCGCAACGTCCCGCGCCTTTGTCTTTAATGTATGTATGCGTTTCAGCTTGTCCTTTGCCTCTTCAAACGTCATAGTATCCCCCTTTAGTCTCTGTCGTCAAAATGCGCTATGACATAGGCTATCGCTATCGGGATTATAAATATCCCTGCAAAAAGTATGTATTGCCATAGCTTCATTCTAATTCCTCCACATAGCACCAATTTTGCGGCAGGCGGGTTAAATTGTTTGTGCAAATACCGCCATAATCGTTATCCGCAAGGCAATCGCAACTCAAGCAATCGCCTTTTTCTTTGGTCGGGCACGGCTTTCTAAACTCTCCCAACTCTTTCGGCTTGTCGTAAATCTTTAAATCGGATATGTGCCAGCCGTAAAAGGTATTACCTTTCCCATAATTATAAAATTCTTCTTTTGTTAAACAACTGGATTGTAAATCATCATAAAATATAAAATATTTATCATTTTTAAAATACCAAGTAATAATGCCATCGCACACAAATTCGCCGATGACTTTGCCCCCAGCATTTACGAATTTACCAATTGGTAACTGCCAGCAATCTGCCCAGTGGTTCCAATCGTCTCCGCCGGCATTCCGTGTTTTTGTGTGACATATATACACCTTAAACGGCGTTTTTATATTTGGTCTTGTCTTTCTAACCTCGATTGTCTTTTGCCCGTTTGCTATTTTTTCACACCATTTTGGTTGAATTGATATTAAAACTGCTTTCATTTTTCAATCTCCACTCCGAATCTTTCTACGATTTCCTTTGCTATGCTTCCGTCGATATACGGCTCGTATTCATCCGTCATCAGCTCGTATATCTCAAGCGCCGTTCCCTTTGCGATTTCATTCAAAATATTTGTAAGACGTTTCAGATCAACTTCGCTGTAATAGCGCGCAAATTCTTCTAAAATATCTCTCGCTTTTTTCTTCATCCCAAATACTCCTTTACAAGTTTTTCAATAGCGCTTACAGTAACTATCATACCGCAAGTATACATATCGCTGCTTTCTACCGCTTCCGATTTCAGCCTTTTTGCAAACTCTTTTATCGCTTCTCGCTTTACCTCATCCCCCTTTCGGTATCCTGCTGCATAAAGCGCTTCGGCTATATCTTTCTCCCCCGTATCATACACCCAATATAACTCATTGATTATTTTTGTCATCTCTTCTATCTGTTGCTTTTTGTTCATTTCTTCGCCCCTCTTTGAATACTCTTGCCCAGTCTATAGGCTTGTCCTCTATATAATGCGCTTTCTTACATCCCGGGCATACTCTCTTTTCCGTCGTCATAAACGGCGTTACCGCGCCCCCTAGCTCTTCTCCGCACTCGCATTTCATATTTGCTCCTTAAAACGGCAAATCGTCGTCAGCTACCGATACAGGTTTCAAAGTATCGAGAGATACTCCTTCCTTCTGCGGCTTGTACGCTGCCTCTCCGGGCTTGTCCTCCGACACCTGTTTATTCCCCAAAAATTCTACCTCCTGCACTATTATGCCTGTCGCCGTTCTATTGCGCCCTTCCTTATCCGTGTAGCTTCGAGTCTGTATCTCTCCCACCACTGCCAGCTTGTCTCCCTTCTTCGTGTATTTCGCTATATTCTCCGCCAACCCTCGCCATGCCGTACAGTTTATAAAGTCCGCTTGCTTTTCCCCGCTCGCGTCCGCATAATTCCTTTGTACCGCCAGAACAAACTGCGTATATGTTACTCCGCCGCTTGTCGTATATTTCTCCGCGTCCTTCGTCATCCGTCCTATTATTATACTCTTATTCATTTCTATCTCCTTTTTTATAATCCATTACAGGTCCTCGTAATTAAGACTGTCAAACTTGGCGTTCAGCGCCTCCGTAGTATATGTTTTTACGCTCTTGTTCTGTACCTTGCTTAACTCCTTCGCTTTGTCCTCTTTATTCCACTTAAGTATTGTTGCTTTAACGTTAAACGTCGCTGTCGGTTTCTTTTCTAAAAAGGCGGCTACGCGCTCTAAATAATAGTCGGCGTCGTTTTGACCTATTGTCGCGCATATGCTTGTATATTCCTCTTCAGTCAATAAATTGCTACCGCCATCCTTTCCTTTACTTTTCTCTTCTTTACTTTCCTTTACTTTCCTTTGGGGATTATTCGGTCGATTTACCCCGTTTGTCGGTCGATTATCTTCGTTTTTCGTCTGACTAACCTTTGAAAGATAATAAAAATGCTTTTCGGACAGATCTTTCATTTCCGAAAGAGACAACATCCAAATCGAATCGTCTATTACGACTGACTTTCGCTCTACGGTCGCTGAGTAATAGACAGCTTGTGAGCGTTTCGAGGTTATATTTTCGGGATAGCGGTCGCCGCTAAATAGTTCACACGCCACTAGCTCCTCAATAATCTCTGCAATCGTGTTTGCGTCAGGCTGATACTTACCCTGCAATATATCCATCACGTACCAGATACAATCCTCTTTCTGCGATGATGTTTTATACGGTATGTAATAGCCTTTTTCCGAATACAATAACGTCAGTAATGCTATATATACTTCCGTCGCTAAGTATCCGTACTTCATTTTCGGTCTGCGCAATTTCTTATCTTTCTGTAAGGCTACGTCGAAGGGGAAATAATCCAATCCCTCTTTCTGCGGCCTCGACATTTTTATTTATGCCCCTCCTTTGGTTCTATACCCAGCACCTGCGCCAGCGGAGTATTCCTTTTCAGGATTTCGTCCGCTCGTTTTCTGTTCTCGTTATACGCGTGCCTTGCCGCTCGTATATCCTCCGGCGAACCCCTGTTTGCTATCCTGTACCCTCTTTCGTTCGATACCGATATTACCGGACACTTCAGCGCTACCTCGTGCAGCATATCCCTCGCCGTCCTTTCATTCGTTCCGAACATACTCATCACCTCCTCCTTCGTCACCTTTTTTATTCTCATTACTCGCACCAGCTTATTCAGTTTTGCGCAATTCTCTTCGTTATGTATCATTCCGCAACCTCCTTGTTTTTTGCCTTAAGTCGCCACTTTCCGCAAAGCTCTTTATCCAGCTTAACTGCCTGTAAATGGTACTTTTCCAAAAACTCGCTCTTCCCGGACATATGCGCTTCCGTATGGTGCTCGCGGCATAGCGGCAGCGCTCTCATCCCCTCGTGCTCTATTTCCGTTCTGTCTCTGCCCATGCCCACCGCGTCCACGTGATGCAGCTCCGCTTTTCTTCCGCACACCGCGCACCTTTTG